CGTCATATACAAGTTTATTGCGATAACGCGAAACAACTTGTTGAACATATTCTTCTGCCTTACCCTTTGGAAGGTTACCTACATCAATGTAGAAAATTCTACGTTCTGGTGCACGAGAAACACGATAAACCACAAGTGAATCTTCCATGTAGCGGAGCTGATTCACAAGTTTAAGTGACTTATGCAAATGGCCAATTGAGCGTGTCTTGGTTGAATCTTGAAGACCGGATGTTACGTGAATGATTGCATCTTTAGCAAACTTAACACCATTAATCTGATCTTGAGTTGTATTACCATGTTCAGGCGAATACACATAGTATTCGTCAACAACCTTTTCAATTTCGAGTTTAGTTTTAGGATCAACTTCCTTTTTAATTTCTCGAACTTTACTCATATGAGTTGTTTCAACCGCCCTGATTTCTGAAATACCCTTTTGAGGATTTTTGGCATCAATGATCACATTGAAATATGCTCTTCCATCAATGTACCAATTACGAAAATATTCAGGCGCGTTATGATTGAAACGATAAAGCCGTAAGACATCATTAAATTCATTTTGAATTTTTTTCTTTACTGTATCCGGTTGTTTAAGGTCTTTAAGTTTTAAACTAACTGGCGAAGAATCTTCACTCGCTGCAATTGCACCATCTACAATATCAGAGATAGCAGAATCACATTCTGGTTGTAAAGAAGCTTCACGATATTTATGAATAATGTCGTGATCTGAAAGAGCATCAGTGCCGGAAAGGTCAACAAACTGACCATAATATCCACCACCCACTGTTACATTAGTAGCTCCCTCTTCATTTGATTTAGGAATAGGCGAAATTATGTCTTTACTCAAATCATCCTTTGAGACCTTCTTGCTAATTTCGTATCCGAATAAATTCACTGCCATGATATATTTATTTATACCGATGCACAGGGTAGTTTTATTCCACCCTGTGCATCAGTAAGTGTGTTTTATTAAGAGGTAGTATTGGACGTCCAGTATTGATACGCCAATTCAACCGTGAATTCTTCGATTGTGTCAGCAGATTCGCTACTCACATCAATTGCAGAAATGTTAACTGGATAAGCACCTCGGAAGGTATATTGCTTAATTGAGCTTCCATCTTTGTCAAGTTGATCAACGAGCATATCAGTTTCGTAATCAATGGGATTAGTCAAACCGGTATTGCTTTGATGGGTGTTAATCCCATTCTGCCAGCGCTCAAATGCGTCCCTAATTTCAAAACCGGTGTCATTAATAATAGTGATTGACCAGTTTTCATATGTACGGTCACCAGCTACTTTAAGCTGACGGCCACGATAAGGAACATCAATTTGTCCAATAACGCTTGCGGGCAATTGAGCTGCTTTACACATGAATTGTGCTAATTCAGTATCACCTTCAGCGTAACCGGGAAAAGTTAGAGTTGCCTTAAAAAGGTTTGCTCTAGCTCCTCCTCCAATGAGTTTTGCTTTAAATTCGTCTATAGTTGCCATGATTCTTTCTTGTTATTAGTTACCTGTTCCAACGATTTCGGAGAATTCGATTCCCGTACGAGTTGCTACGAAGTTAAGAGTGATGAAGTTGATTGAACGTGCAGGCTTGATGTAAATATCTGCAACAAACCTATTCGTATCAATAATATCACCAGTGTTATTTGTTTCATCGCACACAACTAAGAAATCATTGATTCCTCTTCGTCCTTGTACATCCCGAAGAAATGGTTCAACCATGTTTCGGAACATTGCACGAGTAAACTCATCGTTCAATTCGAACAGTTGGAATTTAGATGCTGTAGCAATTGCTTTTTCGATAACGTTAAACAATCTACGAACATTGATTCTATCAAACGCGGAAGGCTTACTTTGCTTTGTCTTATCACCGAAAAGCAAGATACCTTGCCCCGGTTGTGCAATGATCGGATTGATACCAGCTTTATACAATGTATCGCGATCAGTCTTGTTTGGATTCCACTTAAGCTTAGTTACACCAAGAAGATTTCCTCGATTGTAACCAGCCGGTGAGAACCAAGCATCGTTAGTTTGATCTGTTCGAGCGCAAAGACCAGCCATGTGACCAGAAGCGTTAATGTAAACAAAATCATCACGATATTTGTTATAAACATACACTGCAGAACTATCACATACAACATACGAGCTATTGTAACTAGTATGATCGGTAGTTACTTCATCGGCGCTATCAGAGGAAATATCAGCCGAAATAAACCCTATACAATCTTTACGTGCTGTGCCAGCAATTCGAACAATTTCTGTACCAACAAGAGTAGTACCATCGAATTGTTCTGCGAACAACAGGTTAATATCGATTTTTTCTGGATCTTGAAATTCTGCCAATGCAGTTACAACGTGACCTTCATCCTGAGCAGTACTGTCACCATCGGTGCCATTGGCTAACGAGAAGTCAAGCAGATTTACATTATCAACACTTACAACCTTTAATGCAATGTTGTCGGTAGCATCACCACCAAGTAAGGCTCCACTAATTACGATTTCATCATCAACCGCATATTGGAAACCACCATCAACTACATTAACACTGATTTCGTTTTGGTCAGGCGAATCGCCACCACCTGCAATTGTGATTTTAAATTTCGCACCGGAACCATTATTGGTACTTGGAGAATTCGAAACACCAGTAGTATCCACATCATCAACGATTGTGTATGTACCATCAGTAAGCGAATTAGGACCAGTGATGTTAACTGTAACATCAATTGCACCAAGGGTCGGTGAATCTTGAGCATCAACACCGGTGGTGATTCTTGACGTTGCAGCCAAGGCGCCAAATGTTTTCTGTGTTGATATGCCAACTTCTCCAGGAAGAGCATAATCTACACCACTAACACTTGCACGGAAATATTCTTTAAATGCTGTTTCGCCGATAAAGGCATATTCGGAATCACGATTAATTACTGTTTTGTAATAGTTAGTTCCTCCATCTTTAACTGCATCTGAATATAAAGAAAGGCCTTCAAAGATTTCAAGGACTGTGCCCTTTGTACCAGAAATTTGCCCATCTTCATCAACAATAGCGACATGAATTTCATCGTTTGCTGAACTATCTACATTAGTAGATGCCCAAGATGTGGTTGAAGCGGCGGTAGATACGACACTGTTTAAAGCACTGTCGTTAAAGTTTCCACTATTAGTAAGTGCATGAGCGATCGAAACCTTTAAGCTATTACCCAATTTACCTGGGCAGCGTGCATGAATTACCGCTGCATTAACTGCTTCGCCTGGCGAATTACCATCAGCTGTTGTAAATGTAATGCCATCAAAGGTGTCTTTATTACCAATGTATGCGCTGTGAACGTCGGTCGATTCTCCATGCGCCGAACCAGCAGCATTTCGTGCTGCAGCATCAATTGCACGGGAAACGACAAGTGCGTTACCGTATTTTAAAAAGCTTGCGGCCTGCAAGAATGGTACGAAGTTATCATATTCACCACCGGTAGCTGTACCAGTTGGAACACCATAAGCATCTGTTAATTCTTTTTCAGAAGAAACCGTTTTTGTTTCTCCAACAGGGCCCCAGCTGAAGTGACCTGCAAAAGCACCGATCGATGTCGATACTGCAGGAATCACATTAGTCAAGTCTACTTCCTTGACTTCTACTCCGGGTGATACCTGAAATCCCATATTAGTTTTGTCCTTTCAATAAGTTAATTTTAAGTTGTTGAATCATTATAAGATAGTTTCAATAGATCTATTTATAATTTTATTTTTTTACAAATCATGCCAAGCTTTAATCTCGTTTTGCATTTCTACATAAGCATTATCAGATTCTCTACCATCAGTAATGACACCAAAGGGAGGCACATCGTTTTCGATCTGTTCCATCTTTTCTTTGAAAAGCATTTGCTTCAAGTCAACTGTTGAAATATCACCAAAGGCCTCGGAAGAAACAAACCAAGCAAACATAACAAGGTTCATAACCATATCATCATGATTGCCGACCTTCGCTTCGTATGAGCTACCCTTTGATTCAAACGTCGATAATTCTAAGATGGTGTGTTCATCACGAACTCTTAGCTTCTCGAGCTCAATTAGATCTTTTAGATTAGAACACCCAAGACGCTTTACTCTTTTTGTCATCATTACACCGATACCATTTTTACGGACAGTGGACTCAACAAAAGTATTTTCATATTCGTGTTCGTAATATACATCATTACAAACAGCCATGCCAACATCATTATTCTCAATAATAACAAGTGCTTCGTTATATTCTCTCGCGACCCTTACAATAATATCAGGGAAAATCATTGGTGAAATCATATTATCACGAAACGTAGCAACCTGATCGAAGTTTCCAAATGTCGCATCAATCATGGTAAACGTTGAGTAGTCTTGTCCTCTACCCTTTGAAACGTCTACTGTCATAACGTATTGATGATCTTCAATCGGATCTTCATAATACTTTACACCTCGGTGATATCTCTGAGGGTTTTCCATTTGTAAACCCATAAGAATGTTTGATGAAATAAGTGTATTTGACGTTCCAATGAAATTGTTACCAAACTCTTGTTCGAACTGAAGCTCAGAGGTGTTAGCAATTGTCATTGCTTTCCACGTCTCATCTCTCCCAGGAACATCCCACCAATCTACTCTAAACGGGACAAATTCGTTTGATTTCTTTTGAGCGCCTTCCCATAAAGCGCAGAATAAATTGCCAATGCCATTTGCAGTTGATGTGATAATTACCTTTGTATCATTACCAGATGAAACAACTGGATACGTCGATGTGTAGAACTCTGCAGCATTTTCGACAAAGGCAAACTCATCAAGGAAAAGAAGGTTGACCGACATACCACGAATTGAACTGGCCGATGTAGCAGCTGCAACAACCTTTGAGTTATTGGCAAATTCGATAGATCCTTTGTTGACTGCTTTACACCCAGGCTGCAAAAAGAATGGCAAATTTTCAAGCGCTAAAGTAATTCTACTTAGCATTTCCCGAGCAGTAGCACCTTTGTTAGCAAGAACTGCAACCGTTTTTTCAGGATTAAAACAGATGTAATGAAGAATATAAACGATCGAGGAAATAGATTTACCCGATTGTCGACAAGCAAGAACAATGTTAAAACGATTTTCATCGAACTGCTTAAGCATACTACGCTGATAACCATAAGGCTTATACGAAACAAGCCCTTTATCAAGGTTGATCACCTTAATGTAATTTTCTGCGAAATAAACGATGTCTTCCATGCATCGCTTATATTCTTTCAGCTCGTGTTCTGTATAGTGCTGTTCATATCCATCAGCCTTAATCTGTGGATTGCCCATGTACGAGCCATCTTTATTTCCCATCTAAATTATTTATTCTTCTTCAACATCAATAGTATTTGCTTCTTTCTTAAGAAATCTTTGTAGCTCTGTTGTGGAACCTACAAAAATAGCATTATTCGTAGTACTATTGGTTGGAGTATTTTTATCTTGTGTAATATCCTTGCGTGTCTTTTGTAGTTTTACAAGGTCCTGTGTCATTTCGCTCGTGTGCTTTATCATTGTTGATAAAACCTCAAACGCACGAGGATGCTCAGATTCAGACGCTAAGGCCATCATTTGATTAATCGCTTCACACGACTGGTCAATCAATGACTTCATTTTATCACGAGAATATTCAATATCCTTTTCAGTGTCCTTTGTTATTTGGTCAGGAGATACTGATTTCGCGTTGGTGTCAATGATTTCAAGATTTTCTTCAAGGGCTTCAATAATTTCATTCTTATCACGGTGAGTCATGATCAAATCCAAATGTTGTAGTTATAGTATCAGTGGAATCAAGAGGAGGTGAATCGCTGGTAGCAACTGCAACTCGAACATTTTCATTTTCGACACCATAAGGTGCTTTTGCTTTTTGAGTTGCTGGGTTTGTAACATCGTCATACAGAAACACATCGACTGTGCGTATAACGTTTTGTTCACTTTCACCTCCAATAAATCTCACTTTCATTGTAAAATCTAAGGTGTATAAAATAGTGCGACGTGTTTCGAAGTCACCTTCATAATCATCGCTAATTGTTGTGCCGGTAAGAATAATTGGCACGTCAGTTACGGTTCCTTCTCCTTCTAAACCTTTTACTGAAATTGTATATTCGGGTTTAAACGATGGAAGAATCTGTTCAAAGATTTGCAAAGCATCATTTTGGTTTGTTGCAAAAATATTGAGTTGCATACTAATCGTGTATGGCGTACTTTGATTTACAACCTTTACCTTTGTAGTAGAATCAGCAACTCCTCCTAAAATTCTCTTATTAAATTTATTCAATCCAGAGCCAGCATCAAAATCAATTGAGGTGATTTCAAAGCTCATCCGTGGAAGCTTAATGGCAATTGTATTATCACCGGCCGCTTCCGTATCTGATTGGATACGGGCCAAAAACTTTTTACGAGGTCCATAGGCAATAGGCACCTTCTCTTCGGTAGCACCTGCACGAACAACTTTCAAATTATTGAAAATCGTTCCAAAAACTGCTACTGACTTGCGTATAGTTTTATTATAAAAGTAATTTCCGTCAAGCATATTATGTAGTTATGTTAGGCATTCCAAACGGATTAGTTAATGTAAAGTCGATAAACGAATTTCCT